ACCAAAGTTTATAATATTAATATCTGTAATAACACCATTAAAGACGGTTGCTGCTGCTTCAGCACCAGTACCACCAATTGATTCTCCTAGTGATCCTTTACGATCATCTACAATGTATACAGAAGGTGCATCAGTATAACCAGTACCACCAGTTAATAGATTAATGTTAGTAACACTACCATTTGCTACAGTTACATCAAGAACCTGTGCACCAATTGGTTGTACAACTCTAGCTCTTGGTGGAGTGAGGTAACCCCTTCCTCTGTTTGTAATAGTAACAGCAACAATTTCGCCATCTGGAGAAACAGTACACTCAGCAACAGCGTCAACGCCATCAGTAGGGGCTTTGTCGATGTAGATGACAGGAGGATTACTATAGCCGATACCACCATCAGTAATACTAATAGATCCAGCATTTAAACGTCCCTCCGAGTCAATAGTTGGGTCACTTATTATAGCACCACTTGGGTTAACAAAGGAAATAGCGGGTATAAAATCGTAGCCTGAACCAGAATTTGTAACTCTTATACTATCTACTTGTCCAGTTGTATCATCAACAGTGATTTCTGCTTTTGCACCTGAACCATTAACCATATCACTAGGTTCAGTGATTTTAACCTTAGGAGGGTTATAAGAACTGTAACCTTGACCACCGTTGATCAACTGAATGTCCTTAATACCTGCAACTAGGGTTCTTGCAGCAGCACCTTCACCTGTACCGACTGATGTAACGGTAACTTTAGGTGCAAAGTTTAGTTCATATCTCTTACCACCATCTTTGACCTGAATTTCTTCGATTTGACCATTTAGACCAACACGAGTAACCGCTTTAGCACCTGATCCAACAGAAGGTGACACATATTCGATAGAACGAATATGGAAAACATCCTGTGGAGTGATATTTACAAAATATTTGATTCTAGTGTTGTTATCAGTCAACACATAGTCAATATATGGTCTTAATAGAACACCATTACGGTTAATGATAAGACCAATCTCTGAAATTGGAGAATATGGAAGATTATCATAACTAATGGTCATAGAATCTTGACCTGCTAGACCATCAACTGCAGGGAAGACCAATTCTTTAATTACAGAATCAGCAAAACCAATGTAATAAAGGATTCTAGTAGAACCAACTATATCAGTACCGATTCTAGTTCTAGGAGCAGTAGTAAAGGTAATATTAGTACCACTAATCGTATAATCCACATTAGGGATCATACTCTGATTGTAGACTATGACTGCTAAGTGCTCTGCTGAGACAGGTGAGACTGGAGTACCTAAGAACTTGAGTGGGAAGGTTGTAGTGACCCCATCAAAGTCTAAAAATGGACTTTCTAGTTCTTGTCTCTTCTTATTAAATTCTTCTAGTGATAATCCTGGAGTTAGAATAGCATCAGGACCACGAACTGTATTTTGATAGTAAATTACCTCATTATCAATCATCACAGATCCATCACGATCCATGAATCCATCAATTGACTCAACTTCTATTAAAGTATTTGTAGCATCAACGTCCTTAATCAAAGTAGTGCTAGATGCGAGCACTTTTTGATCATATTGGTCAATGTCAAGGTAATCTAATATATTGTTTAATAAATCGTACGGACGACCAGTTTTCTCTTGAGACTTATAGTACTCAAAGAGAAAATTGACAAATTGCTCGTCTTCGTGTTTGATAAAGTCAGGTAACTGACCTTCGACTCTATCAGATATATTAACAGAACTTAGAGTTTGCATCTAATTAGAAACAGGATTCGACTTCTGGATACTCGAAAGCATCGATTGGGTAATTAATGATATTTATTGGGGTTCCACCGTAGTTCCATCCACCGAAGTTATTAGGATCAAATGTTGGAACAGTTGTTGGGTTAGTAATGAAATCAATTGGATAAACTTCAGGGTTAAAGATTGTAGGATCAACTCCTGGTGGAATTGTAATCGAATCTGAGTCTGGGTATACAACAACAGGAATTCTTGGAGTGCCATCAGATGTATCAGCAACATCTAAAGGTCCTACACAAACTATACCGTTTTGATAATCAACGGTTCCTATGCTGTTATTAAGAATTACTTCTTTTTCGTTACGAGTGGCAACTAATAGAAGATTTCCTTTTCCATCATCACGAATATTAACTGGTACTAGCACCTCAGTGGTTCTATTTCCAGAGGCATAGATGGCATCTGACGCATCTGACGCAGCAGTACCACCACCTGCAGTAGATCCGTCCGCTAAGAGGTCTGCAAGGTTCTCTGTGTACCCTGTAGCGTAGAACTTACCAGATTTAACTGCACTATACTTAGGAGGGCATGTGGAGTCTCCTGCATCGTTTCCACCTAAGTCACTTGGGTTCGTAATTGGGTTACCAAAGTCTAAACATTGGGTAAATACGTTTCCAAATGTAAATTGGTCTAAATTTTGACCCATAGTAAGTTGAGTACTGGTTCCAGAGATAGCATCGTCTGAAGCATCAACCATTGAGTTAAATTTAGATTTCTCTAATCTATTGTTAAACCTATTTTCACGATTCTGACCGTTATACTGGTCAATAGATTTGAGAATTTCAGTACCTAGTTCATTTGCCGATCTAGAGGTCTCGTTACCGTTATAGAAAGGATAAACTTTAGGTGTAATATAGAATATTCTTGGGTCAACGATTACTGGTTCGATAGATGCCATCGAATACTTCAGTAATTGGTTCTTAATACGAGTTTTTGTAGTAGTATTAAGGTTAACACCCGATTTTGATCTTACAGCAATGTAAACCTTACCGTAAATAGGTGGATTTAACTTCTCACCTCCATATGCGGTAACTGCTGCTGCTTGGGGATATAGAGAAGAAACGATATAAGCATAATCGTCTTCTGTAACTGCCCTAGACTGCGTTGAGAACTGCCTAGGAGCACGGAATTTGACTGCCAACGCTGATTCCCTGTCAGTACCATCTTGACTGCTGTCTATGGTCGCTAGAGACATGCTAGAAGGAGGTATAGCACGACCTTGGGAGTCTACTGCTTGTCCAATAAAGGAGAACTTACTACATCCGTTTGCTTCGGTTCCTGCAGTACTTACATACTCTAATATAATGAACTCATTATCAATCAATTTACGTCCTAGAACCCCATCACCGAAGATTACCTTGTATCTAAGGTCTTCAGTCTCCTCTAGGAAGTAGTTTCTTGATGTAGATGTCAAATCTACCACGTTTGTAGACAATGAATACTCATCAAGTTCTACAGACTGTTCTGAAGGTTTAACAGAAACAGTTAAAAGTTCAGTATCAACTGATTCAGCAGGTATTATAAACTCCTGCTTTTTAGTATCATCAACTGTGTATGTAAATCTAAGTAAATTACCCTGATGAATAATAACCTTACTAAAACTTGCTATACCATTGTTTTGGTCAACTGATACAGTTACATCATCTAGTAAACAATAAGTGTAGGTGTCATTTGTGTTACTAGAAATGTAGACATCACCCTTTTTGATAGTTACTGTGTCTGGGTATGATTGTCCACCTGGAATCAGTGCAGTCTGAACTGCCATTCTGACGCACGCTTTAGATGCTTTAATGGAACGAGGAGTATAACCAAGCTGCTTTGCTATTCTTACAATATTATCCCTTACCGTTGCTGACTCAAGAAACGCTTCATTCATGCTCATGTTAGCATTAAATGAAGTGTAGTATGTGTTATAGGCAAGTATGTCTATTAAGTATGAAGCAGCTGATCCCTCAAAGTCATAATCAGTAAACTCATCACGAGTACGCAAATACGACTTAATGGACTCTTTTATCTCAAAGAAATCCAGAGAGGTTAATTCTGATGGGGTAGCTGGCATGTTAGGTTCTCTCTAGGATGAACTCAACTGTTTGTGTCACATTTTGACCGATTATAGAATATTCGATTCCAACGTCTAACTCATTCTCATCTATTGATTGGTTAACGTTTATACGTCTAACCGCCACTCTGGGTTCTAATCGTTTGATCGTATTCTCTATTTCATCACGAAGATCTTCTGCAAGAAAGACATCAAAAGGTTCGAAGAGTAATCCTGTTACTCTAGATCCAATGTCATACTGATAAGGTCTTTCACCAAACTGAGTAAGTATTAAATTACGAACAGATTGCTTAATTGCATTCTCATTTTTGACAGCACTAAAGTCCTTAGTATTAGGATTTGACTTAAAGGAAATTGCAAAATCCTTAAAACCTCTACTAAAGAACTTCTCAGACCTGAATCTGTAGCCTGCCATTATTTAATTGTTTATAACAGTTATCTGGATTATTTATAGCACTTTGTAGAAAGTATACTTTAAAAACAATTCTTCACCTTTTTTAATGGGTTTAATGGTCTTCATATAGTACTTCGAACCTTCTAACCACTTCCTACAGTTAGGATTTTCACTGTGATTTATAAACCCTCCTAGGGGTGTTCTGATTATCTCTTCATCTACAACAATATGGGACATCCCAAGTAACAAATTCTCAGGAATATCCTGTGAGGCAAAAATGCCCTGTCCTGCGACAGGGCTATCTTGTATATGTAAGTACTTAGGCAATGCCTGATAGCTCACTTTCCTTGTCCTCTATATTTCTTCTTTGCTGCATTACGGGAAGTTGCAGAGTACTTTGTATTCATCGATGACCCTTGTCTGGTCTTCTTTGGTTTAGTCTCTTTTAAATTCCCTGCGATGTAAACTGCCATAATCTCCTTTGAGTGTTTCTATGATGATAGCACATTAGGACTACCATATGCAACCACTGAAGAACATGGCCAAGAAAAACCAGGAAATCCAATGCCCAGAGGATCGAATATTCGACCTATAGGGAGTTTGTAGCAAAAGACAGTCTTAGATTGTGCAATGAGGATTCTAGTGTGCCCTATACCACCATCTTCTATGGTTAATAGAGAACATGGGTACGGAGTTGGTATCGGGCATACCGCTTTACCGCACGGACACATGTGTATTACTATATTAGTACACGGTGAGGGGTGATTAATGAACCTGTCACCAAATGTCATAGTTGGTAAGAAGTTCGTTAGTACTGTTGCCTTCAGTGGATGTAGCGGACCAAAGGGTATTAAAGGAAGAGGTGGCCACCAACATGTCCATTGTTTAATCTTAATGGGGTACATGGGAGGAGGTCCCGAACATCCCATGACACAGTGAACCGTGGACGGAATACAGATTCCGTGCCCAGAGCAAGGCAATCCCGTAATGGGTGCTACAGGTAATAGAAATCCGTATGCCATAATCTAGTCTGCAGAATAATGTGTCTCAGGTATTATAAACTCCTTGTCATATTCATCCCTATCCTCATCGGAAGGATCGTGTGACGCAGGGTTAATCCGCTTAGTATTATCTATTAGAGTACCAGGATTGGTTAAATTGGTCATGTTTCCGAATACAAGGTCGCATTCACTGAAGTATGGGTTACCAAAGTTCTTAATAGACTCACCATAGGTGATAGTTGACCCAGTATTATAGTTCAGTACCGTCATAGTTCCGTTAAACGGTCCTAATAGTATCTCAAACTCACTCACGAGTTTCGGATTTATAGCAATTGCTGCGTCAGATACGAAGTCAAGTGCTAAAGAACCTCCCGAACAAGGAGGATTGGCAATATACCCAACTCCCCAATATCCCGTAGATGGAGTTTTATTGGTACCTGGGTTTGCGGGGTTATATCCGCAATACACATCTAAGCATCCATTAGGGTTACTAGCATGGCGGAGATAGGTATCCCAACACTCATGAGGAGGTACTCCATTTACGGGCATGGCTACACCTATGTTCGTATAGTACCAATATCGTACATCAAGTTCCTGCCCAGTCTCAGGATCTTCCTCATGAGCAATCCAACCTACCTGAGTTCCTGGTGCATGAGTAGATAAGTTGTCACCTAACCAAGTTTTAAACTGTTCATACTCCGAAAATCCTTGTCTGTTGTAATCATAAGTGTTTTCATCACTTCCAACAGGTACAAATACAATATCAGACGCATTACTTGGGTCACGATAGCATCTACCCTCAATATCACCTCGTTTACATGGCCAACACTTGCTATTTCCACCTGGTCCTGAGTCTCTAGTCCAAGTTAAATTGGGTTCTGGTAAATTCCTTAGGAAGTTCATGAAAGCTTGCCCCTGAGGACCAGTTGTATGCCCCTCTAATGCCATCGAAACCCTGAAACTAGCCTTCTCTGCCTTCGAAGCACAATATTTGTACACCATGTACCCATATGCCCTCTGTTTACCCTCTTCATTTAACTCAATATAGGGGCAAGGTATGTCAAAGAAACGTGTAGCGGTGTATAACTTAGGTTGAGGTAGTTTAATACAGTTATCTTTGTTGTTCCAACCCCATAAATCGGAGAATCCGTCACTTCTATCGTCTGTTATCCTCACTCCCTTTAACATTTCGGGGTATTGATTGTTCATCATCTCATTAAAACGTGGAGATGCCTTAATCGGACCTG